TGGGATGGATGCAAAATCATTTGCAGCAAAGTGGAAAGGTAGAGGTAATATAGAGAAAGCGTTTACATATGCATTTAAAGACCTTTCAAAAGCTATCGGTAAAATATCTGATAAACAACGTGAAAAAATATTTGGAGATGGTACCAATTGGATGAACATGGAGATTATGTACCCAGCATCTCAGAATGTTATAGTGTATGACGCTCCACATTTACAATTTCACGGAGTATTAAAATACGAGAAAGGTGTACCTGTTGGCACGGTTAAGGATGGAGCGAGAATATTAGCTGGAATGATCAAGCAAGTTGATGCTAATATACAGAAGAGTTTTAGCATTATAGGACCACAAATACTTAAGGTTGATCCACATCAAGATTTTGGAAAAAAGATTCCTTACTTTACATCAAAGCTACAAAAACTTATGTCTAAATATAGTATGAAAGATTCACATACGTTTGCAGAGTATCACCAAGTATGGTGGGAAACATATATTGAGCGAAGTTTTAAAAATCTTGATACACGAACTAAAATGGGACTTGTTAAAAGATGGGCATTCTTTGATAAGTCTTTTAGATTAAATAAAAAGAATATAGCTGATGTAGATTTATTAGCTAAGATAGTAGAGTTTGATAAACAAAAACATAAAGGTACTGTACAAGACACCATGAAGCCGTTTGAAGTATTATTCTTCGAGTTAGGTGTTGAAGTTCTTAAAAATGTAGAAGGGTTCTTAACTGTAAGCCCTGATAAAGCTGTACAACATATTAAGAACCAGGTATCTAAAGCTATTAGTGATGTACGTAAAGGTGGTGACATAAAAAAATTAAATAGAATGGGTCAGCAGTTAAGTAAACTTACTGCTATTGGAGGGTGGAAAGCAGTAATTCCATCCGAAGGTCTTGTTTTTATTTACAAAGGTAAAACATATAAGTTAACAGGGGCATTTGGACCAATAAATCAAATTGCTGGCATGATGACATTTTAAGGAAAGGTTATGAAAAAAGGATTATCACAAGCAAAGGTTCAGAGAATGAGAAATTTAGTCTCTGGAAACCATACAGCTAAAAGTAAAGTTAGTAGTGGATATACTAAAAAGAGTATAGAGCATATAGAAGGTGATGTATGGGAAGAGCGCGGCAAGAAATGGACGATTAAAAACGGAATTAAGCGTACAGTTAATAAGTTAGATTTTGCAAGGAAGGTAAATAGAGTCCCATTAAAATGCCCTAAATGTACAAATAAACTAAATCACCCGGCACATAAAGCTATGTTTAAAAGATGGGGTATGTGTTTAACATGTGTAACTAAATGGGAGCAGAAGATGCAAGCAGATGGTACATATGATGCTTGGCATAGTGAGTTTGATAAAGAAAATTTTGACGCTTATATAGAGAATGTTACAGTAGAGTATAACGAATGGGTGGAAGCTCGTGGAGCTAAATCATTTGTAACAGAAGCGGGTCAAGTGGAAGAGTGGTCTGGAGGTGAATCATCAGATAAATTAAAGCAAGAGTTTGCAAAAGTAATAACAGATGTTAAGGAGAAGCGAAATGCCAAGGTTGACTAATGAGCACATACAAAGTGAGTTAAATTTAGTTAAGCAAGATTTAGCGTATGTTAAAGATGCACAAACAAAAATGCAAGCTGATCTCTCTATGATTAAAGAACGATTATTAAATCCCGATGAAGGGACTATTGCAAGAGTAAATAAAAATACATCATTTAGAAAATCAACTAGCAAAGTGTTGTTTTCAATATGGATAACATTATTAGGTATATTAACAAAAATAATATTTTGGGATTAAGCATGAACATTAAAAAAATTATTAGCGAAGAAGTAGCTACTATGCTAGAAGCTTCGATTACGAGAGCATTCAGAAAAGCTGCAGAAGGATTGCATAAGGTGCAGTTACAGCAACAACAGTTACGTAAAGCATTTGTTGCAGAGAAAGATCCAAAGAAGAAAGAGCAATTTAAACAAGCATTGATAAAACTTCATACAATCGTACAGACTGCTGAGATGGAGTTTAACCAAGTACTTAGATCTGAGCCGGCAGGTGAATTACAAGAAAATTTTAAGAAAGGTGATAAAGTAAAATACCTAGGCAATCCAGGTATTATAACAAACGTTAAAGATTATAATGGTAAAACATACTATAGTGTATCATATAACAAAGGTACAGGTAAAACTAAAGCATCTAATATATTATCAACAGATGGAACAGTTACTGAAGCAACATTCGTACCAAACTCAGGTACTATGAGCGGTGGTGTTTTACAATTAGATAATAGAAAGTATCAATTAAAGAAAGATGTTAAAGGTGCTAGAATTGGGGATTTTGTAAATGTATTACTTCCTAAAGGAACTATTATTTATAATTTACCAGGTGGAGTATTCGCTGATCATTTTTCTTTAAAGAACAGATATACAAGTAGATCATCAAGCAGCCCACGATATTTTGATAAGCCAACCTTTAAAGGTATATCAATTAGACAAATGCCAGATATCTTAGCTGCTATTGAAAAGAATAGTAAAGTTTTAGAATCAATTAATGAAGCTAAAGACAATCTTTATTTACAACTACATAAGAAATATGCTGAACAGATCAAAGGACTTAAGGCTAAAAAGATTAAGAAATTAACTGACTTAGTAAGTGTACAGCGATGGGCAATGGAAGACGAATATGATAATTCTAGCTTTGACCGTAAAGCAATGTCTAAACAGTTTAATCATGAGCGTAAGTTATTCAAACAATATATGGCTGGTGATAAAACTGTATCATTAAAAGAACTTGATGTAAGAAAAGTGCACGGTGATAAAAGAATAGAGAATCCTAAAACAGGTAACAAGGTAAAATTAAGAACTGCATTGAAAGGTAAAAAAGGTTCTAAAGTTTACCAAACAGCGAAGAAAATATACAATAGATTAAAAGATGGAGAATAGGTTATGAAAAAATTATGGGCATATATAGTAACTGGAGGAGCTTTTTTAGTAGCGCTTCTATGGGCATCAAGCACTGCAAGTAAAAAGAAGTTTAAGAAAGCAGTTAAAGCTAACAAGAAGAAAGTGGATGTGGTAAAGAAAAACGCAGCGGTTGTAAAAGAGAAGAAAGTAGCAACTAAAGTAAAGATCGGCGCATCAGATAAGAAAATTAAAAAAACGAAATCTAAAGTTAAATCCACCGCTGCAGCAAATAAAACTATAAAAGCTTTTGAAAGCAAATATAGGAAAAAGTAGTATGCGAAGGTTACTATTTTTATTATTACTACCACTAAATATGTTAGCTCAAGATACAATACAAATGCCGCAGGCAGATCTTGATGAGTTCTTTTTAGCTATAGATACATTACGAGATCAGGATTCTATAAAATCTATACTGATAGCAGATCTAGAATTACAACTAACAAACTATAAAACACTAATGTTACAGGATAGTACTCTATTGTTATATAGAGCACAAGAGGTAGAGCTACTAAATAATCAAATAAAATTATATGATAGTAGATTAAAGGTGGTTGATAAATGGTATACTAAACCGTGGGTAGGGTTTATTGGAGGTGCATTATCAACAGTTATTATGATACATGTAATAGACTACTCATTACCACAATAAACTGTATAATATAGTTGGTAGATTGATTATTTTTACTTATATTATATGTAATAGTAGGAGAGTGACATGGCTAAAGACTTAAAACAAATAATTGCAGATGAATACGTAAAGTGTGCTAAAGATCCAATACACTTCATGAGGAAGTATTGCAAAATTCAACATCCAACTCGGGGTAAAATTAATTTTGATCTATACCCATTTCAAGAAAAAGCATTAACGCAATTTGCAGAACACGATTATAGTGTAATACTAAAATCTAGACAGCTAGGTATATCAACATTAACAGCTGGAGTAACGTTATGGTCTATGGTATTTAATCAAGACTTCAACGCTCTTGTTATTGCAATTAAGCAAGATACAGCAAAAAATCTTGTAACTAAAATACGTGTAATGCATGAGTTTTTACCAAGCTGGTTGAAAGGAAAAATACTTGAAGATAATAAGCTTTCGCTTAGGTTAGCTAACGGGTCTCAAGTTAAAGCAGTATCTAGTTCACCGGACGCTGGTAGATCTGAAGCACTATCACTACTTGTAATAGATGAGGCTGCTTTTATCGACGGTATAGATGATATATGGACCTCTGCTCAACAAACATTAGCAACAGGTGGTAAGTGTATCGCACTATCTACTCCTAACGGTGTTGGTAACTGGTTCCATAAAACGTGGGTGAAAGCAGAATCAGGTGAAAATAAATTCAACACAATCAGATTACACTGGACAGTGCATCCAGAGAGAACCCAAGCCTGGAGAGATGAGCAAGATATTATATTAGGTAAAGATCAAGCAGCACAAGAGTGTGATTGTGACTTTATAAGCTCTGGTAAATCTGTTATCCCTGGTACACTCCTCGAGTGGTATCGTGAAAATATGGTGCAAGCACCTATAGAAAAACGTGGACATGATGGGTCATATTGGGTATGGGAATATCCTAATTATACTAAGAGTTATATAGTAGTAGCTGATGTCGCGAGAGGTGATGGAGGTGATTACTCAACATTCCATGTAATTGATATTGAAACAGTAACCCAGGTTGCAGAATATAAAGCTCAAATCGGTGTTAAAGAGTTTGGTAATATGTTAGTAAATGTAGCAACAGAGTATAACGAAGCACTATTAGTGATTGAGAATGCAAACATCGGTTGGGCAGCAATACAACCTGCTATCGATAGAGGGTACAAAAATTTATACTATACATATAAACATGAAGGGGTTACTGACCCTGATGTTCAACTACGTAAAGGGTATGATATTAAAGATAAATCACAAATGGTACCAGGTTTTACAACATCAGCACGCACAAGACCACTTTTGATTTCAAAATTAGATATTTATTTTAGAGAAAAAGCATGCGTGGTGCGTTCGAGTAGACTTATAGATGAATTATTTGTATTTGTTTGGAAAGGCTCTAGACCGGAAGCACAATCAGGCTATAATGATGACTTGACCATGGCTTTCTCGATAGCAATGTATATTCGTGATACAGCGCTAAAGTTAAGGAATGATGGTTTAGAGTTGAATAAGCGAGCAATTGGAATGATGGGCACGAGTACTACATACAACGGAGCATATAGTTCCAACTCAGATCCTAACAATTCATGGAATATGGATGTTGGTAACAAAGATAATGAAGACTTAACATGGTTATTATAAGAGGTAAATTAAATGGCAGATAAAACATTTTTCGGAAGATTACAAACATTGTTTTCAACAAACGCAGTTGTGCGAAGAGTTGGTACAAACAAGTTAAAAGTAATTGACACTAACAAGGTACAGTCAAATAGTGGATTAGCTACAAACAAGTTAGTTGATAGATATACAAAATTACATGCATCATCAACTCAGATGACGTATAATCAATATCAAACATTCCAACAACAAAGAATATCCTTATTTACAGATTATGAATCAATGGATGAGGATTCAATTATATCTTCTGCATTAGATATTTACGCAGATGAATCTACAATTAAAAATGAGTTTGATCAAGTGCTATCTATTAATTGTCATGATGAAGATGTGCAAAAGATATTACATAATTTATTTTACGATGTATTAAATATAGAATTTAATCTATGGCCATGGGTACGTAATATGTGTAAGTATGGTGATTTTTATTTAAAACTCGATATAACAGAAAAGTTAGGTGTGACTAATGCACAACCTATATCAACATATGAAATGGTTAGAGAGGAAGGTACTGATCCTACAAATGATGAGTATGTTAGATTTGTACATGATATAAGTATGGCAGGTCAATCATCTGCTGCATCATCAACAGCTAAGACGGAGCTAGAAAATTATGAAATAGCTCACTTTAGAATGTTAAGTGATACTAACTTTTTACCATATGGTAAGTCAATGCTCGAAGGAGCTCGTAAAGTTTGGAAGCAATTAACTCTTATGGAGGATGCAATGCTAATCCATAGAATTATGAGAGCTCCTGAGAAGAGAGTATTTAAAATTGATATAGGTAATATACCACCTGCAGAAGTAGATAACTACATGCAACAGGTTATTAATAAAATGAAAAAAGTACCATACGTGGATCAAAACACAGGTCAGTATAACCTTAAATTTAACATGCAAAATATGTTAGAAGATTTCTACTTACCTGTGCGAGGTGGTCAATCAGGTACAGAGATTGATTCACTATCCGGAATGGAATTTACCGGTATTGACGATGTCGACTATTTAAAAAATAAGATATTTGCAGGATTAAAAGTACCTAAAGCATTCTTAGGATATGATGAAACTACTGAAGGTAAAGCTACATTAGCAGCTGAGGATGTAAGATTTGCAAGAACAATAGAACGTATACAGAGAATTATAGTATCTGAGCTTACTAAAATAGCTATCGTTCATTTATACTCACAGGGGTATGATGATGAAAAGTTAGTTAATTTTGAGCTAGCTCTTACAAATTCATCTACAATATATCAGCAAGAAAAAATTAGTTTATGGTCAGAAAAAATATCATTAGCTGATGCTATGAAAGATAATAAAATGCTCTCCGAGGATTGGATTTATAAGAATATATTTAATCTAACCGATAAGGAAATAAAAGAGCAGCAAGTAAAGGTAATACAAGATTCAAAGCAAACATATAGAAAAACACAGATAGAAGATGAAGGGCAAGATCCTGCAAATCAACCTGCTGGACCTGAAGAAGATCAACAGGAAGGTGCATATGAACCAACGGGGGGTAAATTAGGAAGACCACCTGAAGGTACAAAGTATGGTACACAAGATCATGTAAGAGGTGCTGATCCACTAGGTGATGATACGCGCAACCGTGATATAAAAAATAGAGATCGTACAATAAGACATAATTATAAAGAATCTCTTGAATCGATAACCAAAAGCATGGATAAAAATAAAAAATCATCCCTATTAAATGAAAATAATTTAATAGATGACGAGTCTTTATAGACCGGATGATATTTATATAAGCATAGATGTATATATTGGAAAGAAATTATGGCAAATATAAAACACAATAAAATTAAAAACGTCGGAGTTCTGTTCGAACTATTAACACGTCAAATTACAAGTGACACAGTTAACGGTGTTGATAATTCTCCTGCGATCGCGATCGTCAAGGAATTCTTTAATAAGAATACATATCTACTTAAAGAATATAACTTATATAAAGCATTACAGCAACAAAAATATAAGAAAGAAGCGAGTGCAGATAGGTTTGTTGATCTAGTTATAAAAGAGCATGCAAAACTACCTAATATAAAGTTGAAGCGTGAGAAATATAATTTAATTAAAGAGATAAAGCAGGCTTACAATTTAGAAGACTTTTTTAAATCTCACATATCTAACTATAAACTTAATGCATCTATCTATAATATACTAGAGTCTAGGCATAACAGTAAGGTACAAAATCCAACTGTATCTATGAAAAGTAGATTCTTTATTACAGAGCATATTCTAGAAAACAAAAATACTGCAACAGAAGCTGGTACTAATGTTATTAAAGAGTATAGTAGACAGGATAAAGACTTACGATTATTATCATATAAAATTTTATTAGAGAAGTTTAACAGCAAGTATGGTAAATTAACAGTTAAACAAAGGACATTATTAAGAGAGTATATTAATAATATATCTAACAGTTCAACATTAAAGAAGTATGTTGTATCTGAGATAACTACTATTAATAAAGCACTTTCAATTTTAACGGATAAAGTAAAAGATGATGTTGTTAAAATTAAACTACAAGAAGTTAAGCAACAGTTAGATTTAATTAAAGAGAGTAAGCGAATTAAAGATACACATCTTGTATCACTATTACGTTCATATAATTTAATTACGGAGTTGAAGAATGTCGTTAAATAAACAATTAGAAGAAAAACTTAAAGAGCTGGAAGAAATGTCAGCTACTGGAGCAGGTGAAGCATATGATTCAAAGTATGCATTTAGTAAAGATGATGAAGACGAAGATGAGAATGCAGAGGTAGCTGGATATAAAAAAGTTAAAGAGTCTAAATTTAAACAATTTGCAAAAGCATCATTCTTAACAGAAGTATCATACAAAGATTATAAAAAAGATGAAACTGCAACTTCAAAACAAAAAGTAAATCAATCTATTAAAGAGGTAAATAGTAGATTATTAAAGATAGAGAGAATTATAAATCATAATATAAAACTAAAAACAGAAGAAGGTATTGATAATAAACAGTACTGGAAATCTACAAGAGGAAGTTTATATAAGATATCTGAGCGTATGATGCGTATAGGTGAAAAGTTGAGAAAATTCTAATGAGCAATTCTAAGCAAATAATAACAGAGCAAATGTCTGAAGATCAAATCCGTCAAGTTATTCGTGTAGAGCTAGCTCGCATTTTCTTTGATTTATACAGAAAACGAAGCGTATGGGAGAAAGCATAATGTCAAAAACATTATTAATAGATTACACATCATTCGATGTATCACCGCAAATGATTGCAGAATCAGAGCAACAGAATAACGGACGAGTTATTGTGACAGGTGTATTACAGCGAGCAGGTGCAAAGAATCAGAATGGTAGAGTTTACCCACGTGATATATTGCAGCGTGAAGTGTCAGAGTATAAAAAGGTACAGATAGCAGAAAGAAGAGCTCTTGGTGAGTTAGATCACCCAGAATCATCTGTTGTTAACCTATCTAACGCGTCGCACAATATTTTAGATGTATGGTGGAAAGGTGATGATGTGATAGGTAAGGTAGAGGTACTATCAACACCATCGGGAAATATACTAAAAGAGCTACTTAAGTCAGGTATTAAGTTAGGTATTAGTTCAAGAGGTCTAGGGTCAGTTAGACAAGTGAATGAAGATACAGTAGCTGTACAAGATGACTTTGAATTAGTATGCTGGGATTTCGTAAGTAACCCATCAACACATGGTGCATTTATGGCACCTATGAATGAATCAATTACAAACAAGAAGCCTTTGAATAAATATTACAAGGTAAATAATATTATAAACGAAATGTTATGTGATTTAACATGTAAATGTTCACTACCAAGTTAGGGGAAAAATGAAAAAATTTAATATTAAAGAGTGGCGCGATAAGTATTTGACAGAAACGGGAGCTGTAAAGACAAAGAAACATAAAGTTGATGAAAGCTTAGCTCTATCTATTGCCGGAGGCATCGTACTAGGCCTTGTCGGAACTGTTGCACTTGTAAAAGGGGCTAAAACTGCAAAGAATTTGGCAGGAATAATAATGGACAAAGCTTCAGATAAAGTCGATGCTTTTAACGCTGCTAAAAGAGCTGCCGAAAAATTAAAAAATAAGAAAGCAATATTAATACCGATCGCTGAGAAATTCAAAGACGACGCTAGGCTTAAGAAAATGTACGCGGAATTGACCCCGTATATGGGAACTTCTAATGCGAAAAATCGGGCAGCTGCTAAAGTACGTACAAAGGAACTAACTGTTATTGCAAAATATATCAAAACCAAATTAACTCCTGAAGAACTCAGGTATTTTGCAGACTTAAGTAAGTATTTAAGAACAGGTACATTTGAGAATTTGTAATTTTAAACAACGGAGAAAAAAAAATGAAATTAAAAGATTTATTAAGTGAAAATAGTAGAGATGGATTTAACAAATCTCTAACACGTGAGCAAAAGCGTGAAATTATGGATAGCATTTCAAAGTTTAACGACTTTGGCTCTAAACTATATAGAACAAACGAAATATCTGATATGGTAGAAGCTATAAAAAATATGACTTCTGGAGCATCTCAACTTGCTTTACAGGAAACGGATGGATGGTTTGATTCTGTTACCGTGAAGAGGGATATGAAAGAAGTAGCTAATTCAACTAGACTATTTGAAAAAGCTGCTAAAGAATTAGCAACTTTACAACAGAGATTAGAATCTGTATTTGAAGATGTAGGTCACAAGCTTGGTAAATACTACAATATATCAGAAGCTTTAGATGCTGTTGGTAAAGAAGATGGTGATATCGATAACGATGGTGATGAAGATGAGTCAGATGAGTATCTAGCTAACAAGAGAAAAGTTATATCTAAAAAGATGACTGAAGCAGCACCGAAGATGAAAAAAACTAAACAAGAAGGTAATATTAAAAGTCTGTATAATCAAGTAGCTAACGCTCAAAAAGGTGGTAGTGCTGGTAGATACAGTAAAGAATTTGAAAAAGCTAAAAAGAAAGCACTTAAAGCTATTCAAGATATGGCTACTTATGCAGCAATAGGAGTATAACCATGAAGGAACTGCAATTAAGAAAACTTATAAGTGAAGAGATTAAATCACTGCTATCAGAAAGATTTGGCTCTAGAAAACTTCAATCACTAGTTAGTGGTATGGCTAAATGGGAAAAGCAAAGATTTCTACAAGCCGGTGTTAAAACAGGATTAGACTGGAACACACTAACAGATGGCGATCTAACTTTAACAAATAAAACACCTAAACAATTATATGGTAAACAAGGTATATATATTATTTTAGCATCACAAGATTTTGATTTTAGAGAATCAGGAGCTTATGGATGGAATAGATCTATTAAGAAAGGTCAAATGCTTGGAATGATGATCGGTGGTAAAGTTGCTTATATAACTAAAAACGGAATAGGTTCAAAATCAAGACATGCAGATAAGGTTGGTTTAGACGTTAAAGGAGCAAGAAGTGTATTTGCTATGGCAGAAATGCCTCATGTTGTATTTCAGATCAATTACATGGATAAAAGGGATGCATTAAGAGATAAGCAAAAATTACGAGCTGATATGAAGTTCGGTGCAACATCTTTTAAAACAGCTAGTGAATTCAAGAAAGAGAATATTGCAAGATATACTTCAGCGCTACAAAATGCAGCAGATAAAAGTGATAAAATACATAAATTAGTATTATCAGCTGTAAATGAAGCTAATAAAGTGGTAACTAGAGCTCTTTCTGAAATGCAACTGGATAGATACAATAATATTGGTGTAGAGGTTAATGGTAAAGTTATCGAGTTAACATACGTTACTAAAAAGCAGAATGAGATATTAGATGCTTACTCTAGATATACATCTGCAGATGCAGAATCTAAACGAGACGATGGCTATAGCAGTGATTATTATGCAGAGACAAGAGCACAGTATGCATTAACTATTACTAAAAAAGTAAGACAGATGATGACCGGTAAGTATGATGCTTGGTAAAGTGAAACGATTATATATTATACTATTGCTATGTGGACTATCACTATGTATAAGTTCATGTAAGCAAACTAAAGATGTGGTAACTAATCATAATTTTGATAAAATTCAAGTTACCCCTGAACTGTTAGATTACTTTTCCAATCCTACAGTTACTAGATATTCTTATTATATAGAAGAAGGTGATACTTGCCAAATGGCTTTAAGGGAGGGTACTGTATATGTATCATATGCACAAGGTAAGCATGGTATAGTAGTTAATGTTGTTGTAAAGTAAAATAAAATATTTATTAAGAAAAGCTTGGTTTAACCAGGCTTTTTTCTTATATTAAGGTATTAATCGAGTAATAACTAAATAGGTAAAAATGAAAAAAGAGTTTAACAAAGACCGTCCCTATAGTAGCGATGGCAAAAAGCAATTTAAGAAACGTTGGTCACGACAAGACTTTTATATCAAAGGAAACCCTAACGGTGTTAAGGTACCTGATTCATCAGCAGCTGCTCTAGAGAAAAGCTTGAAGTATCTTAAACGTCAGATGAAGGATGCAGATGTAATAGGTAGAGTGAGAGCTAAACAAGAGTACATTAAACCATCTGCTGTTCGAAGAAAGAAAATATCAGATGCAAAGAGAGCTCAATGGGTCAAAGATAGAGTATCAGAAAGATTCTGGAAAGATCATGTATGGGTAGTACCACCAGGCAAGAATTACGGGCCTGAGAGGTATGGATAACATACAATAACAAATTATTTTTAAGAAACCCGACTTTTAGTTGGGTTTTTTTATGTGTTTAATATATATGCATATATTTATATGTGTACAAAATACACCATCACAATATATGGTGTTAGCTACTAAACAAATTCTATTAAGGATCCTAATATCCTTATTTCCACATTAAAACTTATTGGAGACATAATATGTCAAAAAACTTATTAAAAGAAGCAATCGCTGATGCTAAAGCTGTTAGAGA